GTACGGTACTTAAATACCCCCCTGGAATAAAAAAAAATTAGTATTGAATCTTTATGGTTTTAATGAATCTATTTTCAAGTGTTGGCTCTTCAATATTGTCAGCCTCAAAGAATGAATCTAATGTTTTAGAGATTTTCATTCTAATTATAGCATTCATGTGACACGGATTCTGTTTGTTTTGAATATCAAATACCTCTTGGATTAATCTTATCTCTTCATGAGTAAGTTTTCCATAATATTCAGTAGTGTCAAGTTTTTCTTGCATCTCTTTGAATAGAGTATCCATACTCTAGTCACAAATGACTAGTATATACGGGGATAGCTAATCCCATAACAGCGTTATATTTACGCCTAGATATAAAAAAGACACACCGCCATAGCAACACTTATATAGGGGGAAAAGTCGTTTTTTAAAGCCGAAAACATTTTACGAAATCTATGGCCAATAAACAGGTTCATTAAATAAATCGTCTCCACCAAATGATGTGACTTCATAATATATTTTACCACACCACTCATACCTTGTGATAATAAACTCTTCACTCATACTGTATCTTATGCTATAGTAGTATATTATCCTTACTGACTCTCTCCATAGCACTTGCCTTCTGGAATACTACCTTATGTTCTGAGTTTGCGTTCATATACAGAGTATAATGTTTTAGGCATAGCCACCTACTATCATTACTCTCTCCTAACGGTATTCTAACTACTGCTTTCCTGTCACATTGGCCACAAATACCCATGAATATAATTATACATAGTGGTATTTAATGATGTCTATTATGACCCTCTATTTTTGATTTTCCTTACAGAGATAAAAAGTGATATTCTCCATCTCATCCCAGAAATCCTGTAAACCTGTAGTATCTGGGTACTCTAGTCCTAACTCTTCCAGGAATTTAGTAGTAGATTCTATTACTGCTTTATCTAATAATGAATGTTGGTCAACTTTAGCATACATTTTAGTATAGTCACAACTACCCTGATAATATGCTAGAGTAACTAACTGTTTCTCCCTATTAGTAAGACGATTATGTTTAAATAATTTATGTATTTTTTTGATAAGATTCATAATTTATCCTCGTTTATCCCTTTCTTATACTTGTTAATCATCCTACCTATTGCCTCTTCTACTAGGTCCATAAAGTCTTGTTCATCCTCAATAGAACCTTGAAATTCCATATATTTTAATGTAACTCTCATAGCCTGGGCTATATTATGATACACATCTCCATCAGATTCTAGACATCTATCTTGCATAGACTTTGTGAGGTTTCCTTTTTCATCTAAGATACCCCAATCTACCATTAATTTACGTTTGTAAAGTATGTTTCTCATTGATAATTTGATATTATAATAGAATATAAACTATAATATATAATACTATACGTATAGTTTTTTCTCTCAGTGCTTTTAAAAAGATGGGCTTCGCCCATCACTTCCTGTATAGTGTATGTATGGTAAGTATGTATGACTAAGATAGGACACGTATGTGAACAATGCAAGGACCACTTTGACCATAAGAAAGATTGTGTCGACTGTGAGTGCTGTAAAGTTTAAATAGTAGTGTATATAATAGCTATTACGGTTGTCAGGGATTACCCTTATACGGTAGCCCTCTTAAACCGTATAAAAGCCAAAGAATGTAGATACATCATGGCTTTGTATTAATAAAACAATTACTACGGCCATTATTGCTCCCAGGAGAGTCGCTATGATATCATTGATCTCTACTACTCCTGTCTTTGTATATCCATCATACCATTCCTTACCAAATGCAAAGATAAATCCTAATATTATTAATGGGGTATATATTACACCTGAAATACTTAATATGAAACCTACTATGAAGTGTAATATTTTATCGTTCATTATTAAAAAAAATAAAGGAATAATTAATTATCCCAGTATTTAAAGTATGTTGCTGTATAAGTTTTCCAGTTTTCATAGACTGAATCACAAATATCAAAATATGTTTTGGTTGTCATACATTACCACTCAGAACCAACTATTTAAAGTTTACTGTTAATTATATCTACTCTTTTTTTTCTAGATTTATTATTTGCTGCCCTATTGGATAACTTGACACCACAACAAGGACAAAATACACCCTCATATTTTATGAATAAACAACACTTTGAGCATTTTTTATATGGTGTTTTTGTAATATTTCTTATAGTTTTCTTATATGCATATTCTGGGTTGAAACATACACCCTTACACGTTAGACTCATTTTTTTTTCCTTGTCTTACATATCGATCTAGATTAGTGAATATTCTATTACATTCTCCTTTACAATATCTCATCTTACGCATTGGCAACTGTTGAAAACACATACGACATTCTGGAAAGTCTATCTTACGATTGTTATGAAACATCTTTAAAAATGCAGTCCTATGATTCATCTTACAAGATTTACAATATACAGCTCCTCTTGTTGTTGGTTCGTCACAATCACAACAAGTATTGATATCATATCTTCTACAATATCCACATCTAATTCTATTTCCAAAAGGTGTATTATTACAATTAAAATTTGCACATTGAGTTTGCATTTGGTATTATAAGTAAGAATACATATAAAAATGTTGTGTTAAATGACTAGAACTAGAGGACCTGAACTATCAAAGGATTTTCACGATTATATATTTAATCAATGGATGTTCTTTAGTGAGAACGCATATGGTATTGCTGAGAAGATAAATAAATCTACAGAATTAATGTCCAAGTTTGGTAAGACTACTCCAGCAGGTGTTCACTATCATATCAAACAAATTGAAAAGGAAATGGAGAGTACCATATCAGAAGATGCTATGGACACTTACATAGGAGAGTTTATGAGAGCCAGGACAGGATTTGAACATGATGTTGCAGATATACAAATTTTGATGTCTCATGAAAAAGAAAAAGGGTTAGAGGATATGGATAAGGATCTATATCTAAAGTTGGCAAGATTTAGACATGAGATTAAACTGGATTCATTTAAGATGTTACAAGACTCTGCTTTACCATTACAAGTTAAGAAACTAAAGATAGAAAGAGAGAAACTAAGGCCACCTAAACCAATTCCAGAGGTAATTAAAACTGAAAGGACTAGCGAGTAAAGAGACTCATGCCATACTTGCACAAGCAGCAAGTCGTGACATACCTCTAGTACCTGAATCATTTTGGTGCAAGAACTCATTGTCAGAAAGTAGTGATTGTTGTTTTTGGCATTACATATTCTATCCTAATGGTGGTCCAGAAAGAGATGGAATATATCATCCGTTATATGCTTATGAAATAGAAATACTTGAAAAGATGCAAATGGACAGATTGGATTCTATTAGAGATAATGATGTTGGTAAATGTTTTTGTGTTTACAAAGCAACAGGATTAGGACTTACAGAATTTATATTATTATGGATAATATGGAAGTGTCTAACTGATGTATGGTTTGCAGGAAAAGAGGCTATGGTTATTACTGGACCTAATGTTGATTTGGCACAAGACCTTATACTCAGAGCAAAGGGTTTTTTAGTTAAGAGAGGACTTGGATATGTAGATCATGGTGCGTACGAACTTGACGTCAATGGAGGAAGAATCAAATGTTATCCGTCAAATAACATCCATTCAGCTAGAGGTAAACCAAAAGTTAGTCTCTTTTTTGGAGATGAAGCCGCTTTCTTCAAACTTCGAGATGATTCAGTTGTTAGAACAGTCGGAGAGAGATATATTGGAAAGTCAGATTCTTGGGTTATTTGGGTATCTACAGCAGGAGAGCAACCGAGTGGTTTTTTTTACGACATTATGCAAGAACCTACCAAAGGAGCAGAGAAGACAATATATGAAAGATTCCATTTCTATGTTGAAGCAGGTCTTAAAAAAGATAAGAAAACAAAGAGCTCAATCTTCTCGCCCAGATTCCTAGAGGAAGCAGGAAAGGCTAGATCTTATGAAAGAGAATATCTTGGTGTATGGGGTAAGAACGTTGGAGATATATTCTCTCCAGAGGGCATTGAGTTGTGTTGTGCAGAGCAGTATTCCTGGACAGATAATGATGATACAAATGATAGAGTTATTGGTATAGATCCTGGATTTGGTTCATCAGAATTTGGAATATGTATTATGCAAAAACGAAAAGGAAAGAAATCAGTTATCTATGCAGAAGCCTTTGAGAGAGCAAGTTATATTGATATCATAAACAAGGTAAGGAATCTATCTTTGAAATTTAAAACCAAACGTTGTTTTGTAGATGGATCATGGCCTGAGGGAATAAGAGACTTGAGGGATAAAGAACACATGAACGTACAATCAATTAACTTCAATCAATATGGAGAGAAGATGTTAAACTATGCAGCAAATGGTATTGACTTTCAACAGGTAGAGATACACCCATTATTCAAGAAACTGAAAATACAGTTAATGACAATAAAATTTAACTCTAAGGGGGGTACTAATAAGACAGCACAAAATCCATTTGACTTGGGAGATGCTTTTTTACTTGCATTGTACTATTACAAGATGGGATCTGGAACTCTAGCAGGAGTAGGTTAGACCTTATAACTTGGGATTTTTCTCTTTTGTTTCTTATCTTTAATTTGATCAAATGAAACGATAAATGACTTGAACTGACCTATTGTCATAATTGGTGTAATTCCTCTCATCAATGCTATATACAAAATAACATTAGGATCTTGGTTTTGACGTAACTGTTCTAAACATATTCTATCTGTTAAATATGCTCCCCATCTAACTACCTCATAACAATGATTCTTAGCTAGGTCCTCAATGTCTCCGTTACGGATTGGATTTTTTGGTTCAAATGGAGCAGGAGTGTGTTCTGCTAACATATACTTTATTAATACCGATAAGTATATAAATTAATATGGTATTGTTTCTAAAAATGGATCAAAGTAACTGGGCAAAGGGAGATTTTACTAACTCTGCAACTTTTGACCTATCAGGTACAGTATATGATGATAGTTCATTCACTACTGTCCGAGACATCTCAGGATTTACAGGAACTTTTAGAATTATAGACCAAGAAGGAGGAACTATCTTTTCCTCTGATGATATTATTACATTAAATTCTGATGGAACGTTCCTTGTAAAGTTTTTGGAATCACAAACACCAACAATTTCTGGAATATTTAAAATTAGACTAAGATTAGAGGTATCAGGCAGTAGATTGACAGCAGTAGGGGTAAATGGCTCTGATGATATATACCTTGATTTTGATTAATTCGTTTTTTACTTCTATTTATCAAAAGTAGAGTAAAATTGCTATATGAAACCAACAATTAGGGGAAATGGTAACGTTATCTATCCAAAAGAGGCAGTTTTACCTAAAAAACGAGCTAAAAAAGAGGCTTATTCGGGTACTATCAAGGTTTTAGAGGTATTTAATAATAAAAGTGAGGTTAATCAAAGTGATTGGCAAGATGAATTATCTCCAGATAGACCATTTATAGAGACTTTGGATGCAATTAACAAAGACGGTAGATTGAACCTAGCAATCGAGACATACAACCAAATGATACTCGGAAAAGGGCTAAAAGTAACTTCAAAGAATAATAAAATACAAGATATGGTAAATGAGTGGCTTGAAGAGTCAGGATTTGATGAATTTCTCGAAGATGGAATACATTCCTATCTTGGAACAGGAAATTGGATAATTGAGAGATCCCCAACCAATGATGAGTTTGTTGAAATACCAATAACTACAATAGAATCAATTACAAGAAATGCAAAAGGACATATTAAACGATATGTTCAACACGTTAATGATAAAGACATATTTTTCAAACCAACAGAGGTAATACATTTCAAATTAACTAATGTTGCAAGAGAACCATTCGCTAGAGGACTATTCCATTCAATATTATCAGACTATGAAGATCCAAGAACAGGAGATGTATATGATTCTCCATTAATTCAAATGAAACAGATTGAAGATGCCATGCCAAAGATATTTCAAGGTCATGCTGATCCAACAGTAATGTTTCACTTTGAAGATGCTGGAGAACAGTTTATCAAGACTCAAGCAGATGCCTTAAAGAAGATGAAAAAGGGATCAAAGATAGTTACAGATAAAGCATTTGATGTCAAAGTTATAGAGACAGCAGGTAACTCTAAATTTGAGGGTTATATTGAGCATATGCAAAGAGACTTGTTAGAGCCTGGTTCTAAATTCCCATTACAATTCTTCAACGCTGGATTTACTGCTAGAGCAGCATCAGAAAGTACGGACTCTGTTTTGATCAGAAAGGTAAAAAGAATACAAGTGAGATTAGCCAATCAAATCAAACGAAATTGTATTTTACCATACTTGAGAACAAGAGGCAAAAGAATAAAATCAGCAGACATTCAAGTATTCTTTGAAAGTCCACAAAAACAAGAAGCAGCTATCTCAGACGTTATCACATCATTTAGAGATAACATCTTGAGAAGAAGTGAAGCAAGACAATGGCTTATTGCCAATACTAATGTCAAGATTGACCAAACTGATATGGAAGATGAAGCACCTATTACAAGTGTTACTCCAACTAATCAATTAAATGATAATAGAGAAGAACCTAAAGAGGAAGAACCTGAAAAGGATAAAAACACTTCTGTTAAAAAGAAAGAGGAAATGGTGTATGAGAGAACAATGAATGATCTTAAAAACATGGTTAATATGAGAGAGGAATTAGATAGGTCTGAGAAGAGGAAGAACACCAATGAGATATTGAAATTCATAAAGGGGTTAAAATCAGATGATTAGAATATACACAGATTTAGAAACGACAAACACTATAGAGGCTCTTGATCTAGGAAGAGTGTTACTAGGAGAGACTAAAAAATATACAGTATTCATAAAGAACACAGATGCCGAATGGCCTGTCCACAATATCAAAATTGAAAACACTAATCCAGAACTTAGATTTGAAGCTCCTCAGACACTACAGGCAAATGAGGTTAAAGAGGTTGCTGTTTATTGGACACCAAAACTAGATAGCAGAAAACCATTAAGAACTGAATTTAAATTCTCAGGCGATATATTCATAGGATAATGGCACTACTAACCGAAAGTGGGTTAGCCTTAGAAACCGAAAGTGGGATAGAATTAAACAGAGAATCATATGTTGCTCCACCAAAGAGATTAGGTAGAAAGAAGATATTATTCTTCCCAGAAATAAAACACTTTGAAAAGATAATAAAGATGAGAGGAGATACAAGATTACCACAAACAGATCAGGTAATAACTATAACATCAAAGATTGCACAACAGACAGTAGGTTCATTACAATACAAAGGTACTGTCAGGTTAATCAAAGAGAGTGTAGTAATTGGAAAAGGTAGAGCAAGGACCAATAACCTTAGTGCTAGAGTAAAAGGAAATAAATTCAGGCCAGTTAATGAATCCATAGTCATAGAGGGTAAGAAGAATTACGACCAACTTATCAAATCTATTGAGATGTTAGAATTAGAGATATAATACTTCTCTATATCCGTTTAAACTGAAATTACTCATGGCAGAACGTATTGCTGGAATTGCTCTCATGCCTAGAGAGTCACGTAATGGTGTGTATTATGATACTGAGGAATTAAAGAAATTTGACGGTGTAACAGTACCACTAAGAGTTGAACATGATAAGAATACTCATATTGGAGATGTAACGTTTTCATTTGATGAAATTAAAAGTCAGGTAAAATATGAGGCTAATGTATTTGATGTAGAATGGCAGAATATATTAGATAATGAACAATATCAGGTATCAATAGGAGCATCAGTATTAGAGCAACGAGAATTATGTGATGAAATGAAAGATAAATGTCTTAATGCTCCTGTGTTAAATGAAATATTAGAATTATCCGTAGTTAGAGTTCCAGGTATTCCTGAATCTACACTACACGTTATTGAATCATCTAATGTGCAATACATCAAAATACTTGATCAAGCACAAACAATTACTTCCAATATACAAACTACTGAAAAAGAAAAACACATGACAGACAAAACTTTAGACAATAAAGTAGAGGAAAAAGTCAAAGTCACTATCGAAACAGATGGAGAGATAGAAGTAGGTAAAGCAGAAACAAAAACTGAAACTACCACAGAAGCACCAAAAGAATGTCCTGACGGACAGAAATTTGATGTGGAACAAGATAAATGTGTAGCAAAAGAAGATGCAACTGCAAAAGTCGCAGAACGTATTGAGAAATCAAACGAAAACACTCTTAAAGCAGTTATTGAAACTGTCAAAGATGCATGGCAACCAAAATCAGAAGTAGCAGAATCAACTAATCAAGGTTATGTTGAAGAGTTATTTGATGATGAGTCAGCTAAAAAGTTCTTAGATAAAGTCTTTGAAAATGGCTATGGTCGCTTAATTATCGACAAAGAGGGTTGGATAGAAAACCACACTACTGAAGGCAGAATTACTGCTAACGGAAGTGTTGAAGAAGCAGTTGGTGTATCTGGAACTATTCCAGGTGTAAAACAACGTGCTAACATCTCAGTACAAATCGGCAACAAAACTGCAACTAGCATTAGACAGTATGGGCAATTTGAAGCCTTACCAACTGGACAAACTACAGCAAGATTCTACAGAATCACAGTTCCAGATGCAGGTGCAATTACCGAAAGTGTCTCATCAGACATCACAGCAAGTACACACACACTAACATCAATAGATGTTACGTGTTCCATCAGAGGTTGGAGACAAACCATACTCAAAGCACAACTTGAAGACTATCCTGCAAGTTTCCTTAACGCAATTAGAGAAACAGCAAGATTAGAGGCAATCAGAGATGAACATAAACTCATCTTAGAGGACCTAGCTTCAACTGCTAGAGATTATGGTGGTGTAACAACAGCTCCATATCATATTGGTGGATCTGACGGTGTAGCAACAAGCAACACCACAGAAGAAGATGCAGACGGAGAATTTGATGAAGATGGTCTTACATTCGCTAAGAGATATCTTCAAGAACTCGGTCAAGACGTAGGTCCAGGAAAGTTAGTAGCTTTCATTACCCCACGTGCATTTGAATCCCTTGCTACATCATCTGCAATTTCTGAATATGCCCAGATTGGTAACCCTAGTGTAACCAAACTCGGACAATTAGAGAGATTGTACGGTATTGACATAGTTGTAACCAACGAAGTGAAAGGAGACGTAAGTAATGCAGATCGTAACATTGTTGCTGTAAAAGGTGCAGCATGGGGATTAGCCTCACAAAGAACAATGGAACTGGAATTACAAAAACAAGTCGCAGGACAATACTGGGATTTGGTCTGGACTCACAGAATAGGTGTCAACGTGATTGATCCTAACACATACATCATTGTGTCTAGTGTAAACTCCTAGATAACAATTTTTTTTTATTTTTTTACTTCTTAGTATGCTATTCCCATACATTTTTGTATGGATGTCGAAGCACGTATATTCGAGAAGCTAGACAAGATAGAAGATAGAATAAATGATTTATGTATAAGATTATCTGCTATGGAAGCAGAGTATAATTCACATATTGTAGATTTACAGAGACAACAAGATAAAAAATTAAAAAGGAGAGACTATACTTTAGTAGTTATGGCATTAGGATTAACAACAGTAGAGGTCTTACGAACCTTAGGCATGATATAGATAACAATAGTTATATAGTGTCAGATAAAGCAGTTGTATTATGGCAGGAAATCTGAGATACTATGCTCTTGGTGCTTATACAGGCTTAATTGCTTTATGGACATCTATGGGTACAATAGCATTGAATGAAACAACTTCAATCGCTTTGTTAGCTCCTATTGCTATACTAATAGGTGCAGACTATATAAAACACAAACAAGATGCAGAATAGGGGTTTTATACCTATTACTCATTCTTTTTTTTATGATCAACTACCATACTAAACATATTAATAAACGTTTTGTCAATCAAACTGTATTACATACATTAGCAAACTTATCAATTAGAGATTTATCAGGTTGGTTAAAGAAATGGGATATTCATGTATGGGATTTAAAAGATACCAATCCTCTATATTTTGGTCATATTATAACAACAAGTGGCCAGAAGATAAATACAAATATGCCAAGTGGAGTAACAGGAAAATATAGAATGGATTTATACTTACATGATTCTGACAATATGTTTAAAGCAAGAGAGAATAGTGATAGGATTATGCACGAAACCTGTCATGCTATCCTAATAGGAACTCCACATTTTGTATATGGAGTACATGATAATATAAATAATAGATTTAAAGTCAATTTTTGGTATTGGAATAAGTTTAGGTGGTCCAGATTCACTCTATCTATCATAGATATTAGACAATTTTTATAAAAATAAAAAAGGGGGTTATAATCCCATGTTTTGTAGGATATAATCAAACTCTTTCTCAAAGGATTTATCTTCTTCTTCCTTAATTATGGTCACATTACCATAATTTGAGGTATTAATTTGATACAAATTCTCTAAATATTTGTTAGATTGTCTAATCCAATCCAAACCTATTTGAAGTTCAAAAATTTGTGACATAAATACTTCTAATGATTGATTAGTATATAACAATGAATATGACAAAGTATGGTTCAACTGATGAAATCGAGAAATTGGCATGGGGAGGAACTAAATCTGGATCAACCCCTGGTACAGTAACAGCTATACAAAATTCCGTAACGGATATGATTAATCTTATATTAAATAGAAATTCTGATTTTGCTACTGTTCCTACTGCTATCAATAGTATCGCTAATCTTACAGGTTCAGAGATGTTAAGAAACTTAGGAAAGAGGACAGAACTAACCACAGTACAGATATATGATCAGTTAGTAGTTCTCCTCAAAAATTATATGGACCAAGCACCTGATGAACATTCTCGTTGGGGTAATGTGTGGTACACTTGACCGTTACATTTACTAATCTATCAGGAGCAAGAGAAAACCTCGATAAGACTATTGCAGATTTATTATCTGATAACTGGACAGCAAGTAACATACAAGGTTCAGTAACTCCATACTTTTCAGCAGATACAAATGAACCTGATCAACTGGCAAGAGCTGACGGATCATGGATGAGTGAGGTTAGGGTAAACTATTCTTCTAGGATAAAATATGAAAATGAGGATTTTGAATTAAACGGAGATGATAAACACGCTTGGGTATGTATTTGTTTCATAGAGATTCAAGGAGAATCATTACAGGGATTATTAGATATGGAAGATGAGGTACATAGAATATTATGGGAGAACAGACCTAACGGATCAACTAGATTAAACAAGAGTGACGGAGCAGCATCAGAAGTTGCTTTCTTTGAGGAGTCAGAACCCGAATTTGAACGCTTAGAACCTGAGTCAGATGATGATCAGACACCAACATCTCAAGCAGAACTCAAAATGATTTATTTTAAGATAAAGAGTTAATACTTCTTTATATCAAATTTTATGGTAAAGATATTATGGTTTCAGCACACAACGTTACAACCCAAAGAGATATAGTAAAGGAACTACAATTCGTCACAGAGGGTAATTCAGTAACTTCTCCAGCATTATACGGTGTAACACCAACATCTTCAACATTTGCCCTAGTAGGAAATAACACAGAGATTAACATTCAACCTGATGTCCAGCATATGGATATAGCAGTATTGGGATCAGAAGATGTCATTGATGCAGTAAAGACACAATCATTATACGCATTTACAATTAGAAATAATCCGATTAACTTGGACCTATGGAAATATCTATGGAACTCTTCTGGAACAGGAGCAAGTAGTCCAGACAGTTCATTATCATTTACATATTCTTACAATTTAAGTGGAACAGAACATTTCCAACATATGAGAGGATGCAGACCAACATCAGGAACTCTATCTGTATCAAGAGGAGTATGGGAACAAACAATGACATTTATCGCAAAAGACATTACAGTACCAGCAACATCAACAGGAGATGGAGGAACTCCAGTTTATACAAGCACAGAAACTTCATCATCCCCAATCGTACATAGTGACGGTGGAGGTAATCCTATGACATGGAATAGTGTAGTTTATGGAGAAAGATCATTCTCAACTACAGTAACTAGAGGTATGGCAGTTATGGCAGTAAACGGAGAAAATGATATTACTTATACCAAAGCAAATGATAGATCAATTACATTCACAGCAGATGTCTTTGCAGGAACAGCAAGTAACACAACCTCAATGTACACCGATTATGAGGGTAAGACAGCAAGAGCAGCAACTTACAAATTTACATCTTCTCCAAGCAAGACGTTCACATTTGCAAACGCAATCATTACAGATTACGCATCTACTCATGCAGCAGGTTCTACAGATGCCTTGATAGAATCAATTACTTGTAGAGCAGAGTCCTGTACTAACGTATAGATTTAAATACTAAAAATTTAAATCAATTATATGACATTTTTGAATACAGATAAAAAGGCTTGGGTTATCAAAGATTTAGAGATACCTGTTATAGAAAATACTCCTATGAAAGAAATGAAATGGTTTAGGGATAAAGTAAAGTGGGCAGCAGAGAGAGAGGATGCTGGAGATATTACGAAAACTGAGGCATTATCAGTAGATGATGAATGGTGGGGTAAGACTTGTGAAGTAGGATTAGGTAAATCAATGGATGATATATTAGATACAGGTATTTCTGAACCTGATTTTAGAGAGTTAATGGCAGAGGTATACAATTTTTTAGCAACACTTGGAACGATAGAAAGAGCCAAGCTGTTCGCC